CGTAAGGCACCTAGGGGTTGTTACCCCGAACCGCAGTTGTGAAGGGCTTTGCCCGGATCAACAAGTTGCTGTTCAATTCACTGAGGAAAATTCGTTCATGGCCATCGTCTATAAATACGCTACCGTCCCGAGGAGCACGAAACTTGTGCCGCCGTGTGAAGATAGCGTAATATACCAGACGGTGCCCATGGAGTCGGAAGATTCCTACTCGCTACCAGTGGAGCATCGCCCAAAGCCAACTGACCTGATGTCGTCAATGACAGCCAGGGCAGCGCAATGGACGCGTGTCAGCTATGCCAGTCATCAAAGGCGGATCCTCCCGAGGGTTAAGACCTGTTTGGGACAAACGTGGAATGGCTACGCAATAGAGGATCGGTACTCGATGCCGACCTACTATATGCCCAACCGTCCTACGCCCAACTGGGCACTGGCCCTCAGGAATAAGATCCAAGATGACAAAATGTCCTTTGCGGACACGATCGGTGAATGGCGTGAAGCCGTTCAGATGATGGAGGATGGCGTGAGTATCTTCAAGAAGGTCTACAGGGCCGCAAGGAACCTGTGGCGCTTGAGACATGCACGTCGTGCGGTCCGCCGGTGGTTTGTCCACCAGTTTGGCCGTTCTCCTGACAGTAAGTGGGAGCTCATGGATGCCGTACGAGCGGATCTGGCTATTAAGTTCGGGATCAAACCCGTGCTTAACCAGGCCTTCGAGTTGGCTGAGCAATTAAACCGCATGCTGCCCCTCAAACGGCGCTTGCAAGTAACTGTGGGAGTTAAAGACTCTACAGTCAAAGCTGGCACTTATGGGGGTGATCTACGAACATTTTACGAGTGTAGCACTCGGGCTATCGTTTGGGTGACCTATGACCCGGACTCGCGAGAGTTCACGTCAGGCAACCTGGCCGAAGCCTTATGGGCCGGGACCCGTCTATCCTTTATGGTGGATTGGTTTTGGAACTTCGGCTCTTACCTCTCGTCGTTTAATGCGATGAAGGGGGTCAGCTCCCTAGTTGGAGTTGCCACTACGCGTGTGCGTATTACTGGTGTCGATACACGGAACGGCTTCGGCCCGGGTTACGTGGTGTTGACGAAGGGGAAGTACCTAGAGAAAACAACCTCTAGGACACGCTTCACCGTCCCGCCAATGCCAGATCTCCCGAGCTTTGCTCTTCCTACGACAGACATAGTCGGTCGCCTGACAAGCGCCGTCGAAGTCCTCGCCTCCATGCGAAAACGGTCTTAGACCATCACAATCACTAGACTCAAGGTAGAATCCAATGCCTGCAATCGCCAATATCGTTGTCGCGGATGCGACACCAACCGATCACACTCTCGTACCGCTGTCTGCCTTTATGGCAAACTCGCAGTGGTCTGAGCGTTCCGCTGCAATTTTCGAGGGCAATGCCCGCGTCATGCTCGGAATGTCTCCGCCCACGTCTCAGCGGCCCACGACCCGTAACGTCCTGAAGCTTTATGTTCCTGTGGAGCAAGAAGTCGATGGCGTGACGGTCGTGACCGACACGATTCTCTTCACCTTGGACCACGTCCTCAGCAAGACGGTTTCTGACGCGGATGCGCTCAAGGCGTATACCATGTTCAAGAACTTAGTCGCGCATGCGACGGTTCAGTCCTATATGGCTAGCCGAGAGCCGGCCTACTAGTATGAGCTCGCTCATTCTAGTGTGCACAGCGATTGTATCTCTGTGTGTAGAACCTCCTTCAGTCGTTCTAAAAGGTGAATCATGTCAACTAAAGCCGCGCAAAGCGATGTCGATAGCGTCCGTTCAGATTGGATCTTCGAACGGGAATTCGCCCTTCGCTTCTACGAAGCTGTTAACACCGGTAAAGCTATCAGAGCCCATATGCACCTCTCGCGAGGTGAGTATGCGGACCTCAATAGCCTTTCCTGCAATTCACGTGACTACCAAGAACCGAGGCACTTCGCCGAAGACTACCAGGTAGCTGAATTGCTCCGAAAGAGCATCAACATACCGGGCGTAACCGACAGCGATCGGGAAGCCAAGGCTCTCAGCAAGCTATTTGCTGCAGAGGCACGTAATGCCGAAACGAACGCCAAACTGATGGATCAGTCCCAACCGGAATGGTTCGGCGAGTTCTCTGCCAATGTTCTAAGGATCCTCGGACCCTTAGACGACAGAGTTCTCAATGAGATTGCCGATCTTGGGAAGTTTGGCCCCGGCACTAACGTGGGTGTGCGGAGTGAAGGGTTGGTACCTTCAATAAAATACGATGCCAAACCGGTGGTTACACCGAACTTAGCGCCCTTGTTACCGGCTCTCATGCCGGCCATGGTGTTGGACTTTTGGGGGGATAACCTCCTTCCCAAGACAAAACATGCTAAGGGAAATGGCCACTTCACTGTTCCGAAGAACTGGGAAGTTAAGCGTTGTGCGGCTAAAGAGCCTCTCTGGAATTCATACCTCCAGGCTGGTATCGGGAAGCACATGACACGCCGGCTTCTCCGCTTCGGTGTCGACCTACACGATCAGCGATGGAACCAGACCCTAGCCGAGATGGCTTTGGAATGGGCTCTGGCTACCTTGGACTTGTCCTCGGCGTCAGATCTCCTATGTCGCGTACTTGTGTGGCTTACCTTGTGTTACAATCAAGACCCTGATGGGTTGCGGTGGTTCCATCTACTGCAACTTGCTAGGTCACCAGCGATGGTGTTCCCGGCTAAAGGTGTTCTGCACCCGCTAGAAATGTTTGCCTCGATGGGGAATGGTTTCACCTTCCCTCTAGAGACGATTATCTTCTTGGCGGTGATTCGCACGGTTGTGCCTAGGAAAGACTGGTGTGTAACAACTGCGTACGGTGACGATATGATCGTGCCTCAGCAGTATGCGCGCCAGGTTGTCGAACGTCTGGAATACCTCGGTTTCCAGGTGAATAGTAAGAAGACGTGTCTGGCAGGCACGTTCTTCGAAAGCTGTGGGACTGACTGGTTTAATAGCCAGAATGTCCGCCCGTTTTACCTCCACAAAAGCCCGGAGAATCCGGCGCCGTATCCACTGCAAGCAGCTAATTCACTGCGCGCGTGGTGCATACGTGTGTTTGGCGAGCTTCCCGCTCGTTATGCACCGTTATGGCGTTGGTGTAAGGGGCAGGTGAGATCCGAGTGGCGCAACCTCGTCCCCCCAGAACTTGGGGACGTCGGGGTACACGTAGGTCGGACTGAGGCCATTGCGAAGCGTGCTGCTATACCTTGCCCGCAAGTCAGCGGGTGTGGTGAGTTGCCACCTTACAATGGATGGGAAGGGTATATCGTTAAGTACGTTAGGCTTGCTCCTGTCAATGCTGATAGGCGAAGTTTTGGCGTGCTGGCAAATGCCCTTTCACAGCAAGTGGGCGTCCAGGAGTCCGCATCGAACGGGTTGGAACCCGTACGCGGTCTTTATGGACGCTTGCGAACCGAGAAAGGCGTCGTCATCTGGGATGATGACTTTGCTTGGCAAGCTAGATAATAACTAGTTAGCCAGCATCCTTTCCCCCGTTTTGGGGGTGGAAGTCGGGGC